ATAAATCAGGTAAATGGATAGGTAAGTTGCTCTAATATATGCCTTTAAAACGATTTAGAGCCACAGAGAGGGCTACTGACAAGCAGATAGGAGGAGATCATTATAAACTACCTATTAGCCCTTTAAAATTCATTTTAGCTAATAATCTTAATTTTGTAGATGGAAATATAGTGAAATATGCTGTGAGGAATAAACAAGGAGAAAGTTTAGAGCAAAAGTACAATAAGATAATCCATTATGCAGAACTCGGTAAAGAACTCTTGAAAAATAAAAAATAAAGAATATTAAGCCTGAATGAACTTTACTCATTTAATTTATTCTGCTCTTGTGTTATATTGGATAACATTATTATTTTTTACAGGTAATACTTATTTATGATTTTTAGTTTATTAAATAATCCTTTGGCAAAATTAGCAGTTGGTAAAGTTACCGACCATTTTAAACATAAAGCTGAAAAGGTTAAAACTATAAGACAGGCAGAAATAGAAGCCTGTAAAGATACAGACATTGCTAAAATTCGTAGTCAAGATAAATCATTTAAAGATGAGATATTATTGGTCTGGTTAATTGGAATGTTGAGTACAGGATTTTTTGAAAGCACTAGAGATAACTTTGAGGAATGGGTAAGAATTATAAACGATTTACCTGATAGTGTTTGGTATTTAGTTATTATTGTATTTACTGCAACATTCTCAACTAAAATGACAGATAAGGTTTTAAACAGAAACAAAAAGAAGTAATATGTCCGAATGGACAAAATAAAAGTTGATGCAGTAATCACAGATTTAGAATTACAATTAGAAACAAGTAACAATCCTTATGGTAGTTTTGTTAATTTTAAGTTTATAGATACCTACCCAAACTTTCCTAAAGTTAATGACATGATTGCAGAGATTAAAAAACGAGGAGATGTTGATTTAATTAACTTTGAATACTCTTATACAGGAATCCACGAAGATACAGATTTAAAATACTTTGATTTAACTAGACATTAAACTAGGGTGGAAAGAGAGAGCAAACCACCCCAGCAAATCATTAAGTCTCCCTAATGACTTTATCTACTAACTGATAAACAAGAGGAGCAAACCTAATTCTCGTTAGTAGAATTTTGTTAAACTTTACTATTCAAAGCTAAATCTCTTTTTAATTCAGATTGTTTCAAACTGACATATCTGTCTATATTTTGGTATCTGTATCTAGCTTTAATTAATTCCTTTTCTGTTTCTGCATATTGTTCAACAATGTTTTTATAATCTTGATCTATTCTAGCTTCATGTTCAGCTTCTGACATTGTTTTAACTAATTTCTTATGTTTAATTACACACGCAGAAAATACAGCTTTTCTTCCCTCATCTAAAATAATTACTTTCTTTTGCCACTCTGCCCATTCTTTAGATGCTTCTTCTAATTTTTTATATAATTGGTCACTTAATTGATTGCTCATTCTTTTTCTCCTTTAACATATATTTTAGTGTACTCGTTGTTGGGTCAAATTCTAATTTATTACAAGACATTAGTATTACAGATATAAATATACATAATATAACTGCAATCACTTTTACATATTTTCTATGTATTGTTTTTCCAAGTATTATCATGGGTATAATAACATCTCCTCTGCTTCTTTTTCTAATTGTTTTATTTGTTGTTTATAACTATGATTTTCTTTTTCTAAAGCATCTACCTTTTTACTTAATTGTTTATGTTCCATATACATAGCTTGTAGTTCTTCTCTCTTAAAAGCGAGATTTCGTTTTAGTTCGTTAATCTCGCTAATAAGTTCTTTTGTCATAATTAAAATGGTATCTCATCGTCCATATCATTCATATTCTGTACTGGTACAGCATGATCTGGTGCAGAGGGTTGAGCCTGTGTCATTGGTTGAGGTGTGTACTGTGGAACAGTTTGACTAATAGGTTTAAAACCATCTACATTAGCTTGTGGTTTGTATGGCTTAATCATAACCAAACAAATAATCTGTTCAAGATTACTTTTTGCATATTGTGGTGGATTCTGCATTTCTTGTGTTTTTGTCATATACTTTAATACATATCCAGCTTTAGTATATTCTTGAACTTCAGGTGTGTTAAACCAATCATTAACTTGTGATAGTCCATATTTTCTTTTGGTAATACTACAAGTAAATTTAACTTTACTTGCCTCGCCAGAATACTCATACTTTGGACTTTGATTTCCTGTTGGGAATAATCTCATAGATAATCCACAAAAGGGTTTATCAAATTTATTTTTTTGATACATTTTGTTTTCCTTTTTTTAGTTTATATTGACGTACTGACTCGTTAAACATTAACTCGGATTTATGACAACTCAACAATCCTAAAAATGCTTTCAAGTGTTCCTTTTTATATAAGACGTGTCTAGCTTCAAAATCTCCACTATCTTTTGGGAGTCTAACTATATACATCTTATTTATCTTCTTTCCTGTTTGTTCTTCATAAGCCAACTTATATCCATGTAGTTGATGAACCATATTTAGAAACAAACCTTTCGAAGTTTTTATATCTATAAGCCATAGGTTATTCTGTGAGTCTTTAGCAATTAAGTCTAAAGTTCCACAAAACCCACGTTCAGAATATAAAACCTTTTCAGACTCAACAACTTTTAACTTATGTTTAGTCCAAAACCTTTTAAACTTCTCAAAGCAACTTAATATTACAGGGTCGCTTGGGTCAGTAAATTTTTCTCCTTTAAGCCACATCTCGCAAAACTTATGCACCATAGAGCCAATATTTAAAATATTATCTCCTGACTTTCTTGCATTAGCTTTAGCATTAGTGACTATTTTTTGTATCTGGTCTATTGGAATACCTGATCTTTCCATTTCAGTTTTTATAGCATTAACTTGGGTGCTTATCTTCCAATTCTCTAATGCTGGACTTGCTAACTTTCCAAGTAATGTACTCATTCCAACTACATATTCGTTGTTATGTATATAGACGTGTTTTTCTTCATTGAACTCAATCGTATGACCATGTTCTAGTTTATGAATTGCCATTATTCTCTCCCTTATATTGTTTTTTGTTTTTAGCTTTAGATGTAATTATTGCACAATATTCTTCTATATAATATTCATGCTTATATTTATTTTTACCTATTACTCTATCCATAGCCCTGATTCTTTTATCTTGCCATGTTGTAGTCTTGTCTAAATGGGTAAACATTCTCTCTCCTTTTTGTTAGTAATGTTAAGTCTTTCATTATAATTGGTTTAATCCAATAGTCAAAAGTAACATTAAAGTAATCTGATAAAGCTAACAAGTTTATTGGATTACACAGATTCTGGCCTTTTTCGTATTTTTGTATTTGTTGAAAAGTAACATTGATTGCTTTAGATACCCTTGTTTGAGTCATCTTATTAACCAATCTTATTTTCTTTAATTGTAATCCTATCAAATGGGTAACAATCTTATCGTTATGTTCTATACTAATATTCCATTCTTCTAATAAATTGTTAATGGATATATTGATTTCTTCTACTGTATTATTTTTTTTCATATTTTTTCCTTTAGTTTAATAATTAATGGTTTAGGCATTATAAATACTTCCTATTTCTAATAAATTTTTTAATATCTTTTAAAGAGTCAAATTTTTTAGTAAGAAAGACTGGGTCATACCAAATAAATATTCCATTACTTTTTTCTGGTTTATATCTATGTAAAGACCAAGTATTTAGATTAGGAAATTTTTTATGATAAATTAAATCAAATTTTTCATTACCAAATTCAATTTTATAATTATCTTCATCTAAATCTTTTGTATGTTTTTTAATTAAGCACACTATGACCTCTCTTTGTTAAACATTTTCTCATAATAGACTCATACTTTGTGTCCATATTTTGATTTAATGCCCAGAAAGTAATATTGCTAATAAAGTTAGTATTGTCTTTAGCAAGTTTATCACAATGTTGGATATTATTAGTTATCTCTTTTGCTTGGTCAGTATTAAAGTTAGATGATGACTTTCCAGCAGTATCAATTATGGGTTTATAAGCACAAGCATTAAGTAGAGTGCATAATAGCCCTAGTGTAAGTATTGTTTTTTTCATATCTAGTTTCTTTCTCTCGTTAAAGAATTGGTTGATGGTACTTCACTTGATGAAGTCTAAAAGCCAAATCCTTTTTCTTTTGTTTCAAATGGAACAATTTTTACAATAGCACCTTTTCTTTGTGTGTACTCTTGTATAACTGCTCTTGTAGGCGAAACATTTTTTTTGGGTTCATGTCCATTACCTTTATTTAATTTACTCACTTGATTAACCAAATGAGTATCCACAGAATCAATTAAATCTAATTGTTCCTGTAAATCTTGTAATCCACCAAGAGTCATATCTCGGTGGAAAATCTGTTTAAATTGTTTTGATATTTCTTTTGTAAATGTTGAATTAGCTGGTATTCTCATTATGCTCTTACCTCGTCAAATGATCTTTCAGTATCTCTAGCTTTATTTAATTCAAGACCATAATTTTCTCCAAAATTAGATTCTGCCCAATCTGAATCAAGTCTTGCTCTAAC